AAGGCGCAACGGTTGCACAAGCATTCAGTAGCAATCCGGTAACTCAAGTTCCCCCGACGCCTCCGGAAGGACACTAATTATGGGTTCATCTGTTAATGATATTTTAGCCGGCGCTAAGAAAACTTTATCTGATGCGGATAATAAGTTTCCCAGCAGTCAGGCTAAGATAGCTACTTCTAGTACACCTAACGAATACTCTCACGCTCCTTACAGCTTAGTCGGCAGTTCAGTTAAGAAGCCGCTAAGTGAAGGTGCAGAATTGGCGCAGAGCCTTAAAGAGAAGGCGGCTAACATTAAGAGAGTCCAGCAATGAACGATCAGTATAGTCTTCCTAGACAACAACGTAAGAATGAAGGATCCAGTTTAGAAATTCCGAAAGTCATTACAACAGAAAACCCAACGCATAAAGAAGTCAACCCCCAAGAATTTAAGTTGTTCGGTAGATATGGGGAGAACCAGAGCGGCCAATAGGAGTTGCAATGTCTCTACCCCGAGAAGAGAATACTATCTACCAGAGGAATCGTAGAGCAGCAGAAAGATTAGAAAAAGATAACGCAAAGCAAGCTGTAGAACAATCGCTTATCTTAGATGGAACAGGTAAGCGTTACAAATCGGAAGCTCGATCGTACGCGGACTTATACCGCATCTATTATGGAACGTCGAGCGACCCCGCGCCGAGTGACGACGATAAAAAGAAAAAGGCCAAGAAGCCCGTCGCAAAACCATTCGGCAGCGAGATTCTGGGATCAGAGAGAACTTTTGAAGAGTGGCTTGATCTCCGAGACCGCGCCAGGAAGGAATTATTCTGGCTGGGAAAAGAAGTACTTAAAAAAGATTTGATACCCGCGACACATCAGGCTGTCTGCGATCAGTTTGTCCAGAAGAACTTTGATGATGTTTATTTTGAGGGGTTCACGATAGGCGATGTTCATAAGGCTATCGATAAGCAAGAACGTTTCGACGATAACGGAAACGAAACTAAAGAAATGATGTTGATCGACCCGCGTGGATTCTTTAAGTCCACGATCGACGGCGTTGATTGCGTTCAGTGGATGCTGAATGTTCCCGATGTTCGCATCCTGATCCTGACTGGGGAATACAAACTAGCATTATCGTTCATGTCGGAAATCAAGGACTACTTCTATCTTTCCTTGGGATCCGACCCGACCGATATTCAGTTATTGTTTCCGGAATACATATTGTTAGGTGTAGACGGAACCTCCAACGAGCCTATCTGGTCTCCGGCCCGTATACACGCGCAACGTCAGCCTACTTTGTGGATCAACGCTATCACGGCGAACCTTTCTGGTTGGCACTGTGATATCAAGAAAGGCGACGATATTGTAACAGACGAGAACAGCAACACAGACGACGCTCGTTTGAAATTGAAAGAGAAGTATGACGGAACAAGTAACCTGTTGGATGAGTGGGGATTCTCGGATCATATCGGCACGCGGTACTTCGCTGACGACTGGTATGGTACTAGACTGAACCCAGAAGATCCGGGCGACTTTGTTCCAGTGAAGTATTTCTTCCGTCAGTGTTGGGTAGTAAAGCCTGGGTACGCGGACCTGCCTCTTAAGCAGCTTACACAAGAGATGGTCGTTCTTAACTTCCCAGAGAAAGCTACTTTTATATCCCTACGAAAGAAACTTCTTACTAACGAACGACAGTTTCGTAACCAGCAACTAAATGAACCCTCAGAAGATGAGGGCACCGGCGTAAAGATAACGTTCGACGAAGATGTTCTTCGTAGACATATTTATCAAGCGTCCGCTGCCCCCAGTGAAGGCGATACGTTTATCTGTTGGGACTGGGCTCCTACAGCCGGCAAGTATTCTGATATGTCGGTTGGTATAGCCGGTCGAGTCTTTAAGGCACCCGATCAACGATATGGTCTTTGTATCTTGGAGGCTATTTATGATCGTTGGAAGCCTTCTGAATTAGCTTTTCAAATCGTAGCATTTAATAAGAAGTGGCACCCTAAGAAAACCATCATCGAGAATTCTCCCGGCTCCGAACTTCTTAAATTGGAATTGTCTCGTCAGGCTATGAAGTATGGTGAGTCGTTGGATGTTTTCTGGAAGCCTTTGACTCTTCAACCAGACGCAAAGCGAAATCGTATCAAGGGTGTCGAGACGCTTCTTAACGACGGCCTTTTGTGGTTCGTTAGCGGCGCTTGGATTGATGAGATGTTTAAGCAGTTTATAAAGTATACAGGCGAGCGTAAGAACAAAGGTCGTAAAGATGATATCCCCGATGCGGTAAGTTTCTTGTGTTTCTTTCTTCCTCGAAATAAAGATAACGATGATTTGAAACAAATGGAAGAAGAGCAAGAGAAGTCCGCGTCTTTAAAAAGAAACTACGACGCTATCTTCGGTGGTGCATTTGTTCCTAAAGAACCGGAGATCGATCCTCGGCCGTCGCCAACAGACCCGCGTTTGAGATTCGGAATACCAGGCATACGTTAAGCAGGTTAAGAAGGGTGGATGAGCGACGATCCTAATCTAAGTTCACTAAATGTTAATCCGGCAGAAAGATTTACTGCGGAGAACACTTATGAAGATATAGATACTGAAACAATGCAGTTCGATGATACGGCTGCTGTGAAGCTTGTCTTAGAAGACGCCCAACGAATCGACAGCTACATGGTTGTAAATCAGTGGGCGGCCGGCTGGACATTCGCTGATAGTCTTTATCAGTCTCCTCAATCTCAGTCTGCTTTTGATGGCGGTAATGTAGGCCAAGCCAACGTTCCAAAGTTCATGGTTTCGAATCATATCAGTTCTATCGTTCCGAAACTGATGAGCGGTATTTTCTATGAAGACCCCCCGTTTCTTCTTCGTCCAGGCCAGAACACTACCCAAGAGATAGTTCGGCAGAAGACCGCCGTGTTCTCTGCACAGCTTTGGGATATGAAGTTTGAAGAAGAAGCCGAGCGTGCCCTTGATCAGATGGCTCTGATGGGTACTTGTATTATGAAGTGGGGCTATTCAGAATATACAGTTAAACAAAAGAAGTACATTCGTAAAGCCGAGAAGATGTCTATCGATAACCCAGCGACGGGTAAGCCGGATAAGGTAGATACTCCTGAATCGGATGATTTCAAAGTAGATTACCGTGACAAAATTATATCTCGACCATGGATCAAATACTGCGACATCAGAACAATCCTTGTCGATATTGGCTGCCGCTTTGGAGACATTCGAAAGGCAGGTCATGTTATCTACAGGGATTATGCCACTTTTACTGACCTCGATCGTCTTCGCAATGTTGAGGGATACGATATCCCGGAAGAAGGGTTACTTAAAGATTTCTTTCTAAACGGTCCGACAACCGGAGTAGATAATATCACGCTGACTATACCAGAAGGTATGCGCGGATATTTACAACATGCGGCTCCCCGTAGTCTAAAGACTACCTCCGATCCCTTTCAAAAAGGAATCGAGATACTGGAACGCTGGGATAACGAGAAAGTTATCGTTATCATGAGTTGTAACGGTCACAACATCCTTATCCGTAATGAGGCTAACCCTTACGGGGCTATTCCGTTCCTCAGTGCAAACTGGCGGAATATCCAAGATTCTTTTTACGGACAAGGATTAGGATTATTGATCGGGAGCGAGCAATTGGTTGAACAAGGGATCACGAATCTTGCGCTTGATCTGTTGGCTTATGGTTTGCAGCCTACGGCTATTCGTAAGAAGGGGTTCAACACGCCCACTCAGAATGTCCGTTGGAGACAAGGCGGCATTATTGAAGTAGATGACGACGTTGATAAGTCATTTAAGTTTCTACAAATGCCCCCAGTTCCAACAGAAGCGTGGAGTTTTGTACAGCAAGCCCAAGCGTCAGGAGCGGCTACTTCCGGGGCCAACGAACAAGTAGTTCAGGGCGCTGGAGCGATGGGCGTTCATAGTACAGGTATGCGATCGGGAACCGGCGCTGCCGCTGTTGTGCAAGCTAATGCGTCCAGGTTAGACGGTCCAGACGGCAGGTTCATTCGTCAGATATTCGAGCCGTGGTTATTCATCATGGACGATCTTAATAACGATATGCTGCCGACATCTGTTTTGAAACAGATACTAGGCGATAAGTTCGGAGATGATTATAAAGATAAGGTTGATCATATTCAGTATCGCAACGCAAACCTAGAATATGAGGTTCTTGCTGGTGCTCATCTCGGGGCTAAGAAAGAGATGGCTCAGTCGTTGCCCTTGATAATGCAGCTTTTGAATAACCCAACATTCGCGGACAATCTTTCTAATTCTGGATATAAGTTCGATGCGTTGGCTATATTCAAGGCTTTGGTAGATGCGGCCGGTTGGAAGTTCTCGCAGCCGTTTGTTGTTCCAATGACACCGGAAGAGAAACAGAAACATGACGCTAATAGTCCAGCGGCTTTGCAACAACAACAATTGCAGGCGAACCAACAGAATCAGTTACAACAATTCCAGCAAGAAGAAAAATTAGAAGATCAAAAACAACTCGGTAAGGCCGGCGCAGAAGTCTTACGCCAGACTACCGAACACGCCTTGACCTCGGAAGAGGTAGAGGGTCAGCCCGGCAATACCGGGTTTGGAGATGTAACGGGGTTATAAACAATAGGAGGGAATAATGTCCAAGGTTCCAGTTCTTTATGATGAGCTTAATCTCACAGAGAGAACATATCTCGCCAATATGATTATGCACCCAGGTTATCCAGTCCTTCTGAAACTAGCAAACGCGGTTTGTTCTAGAGCCAACGCGGACGTTATAAAAATAGATCCTGCTATGGAAGGATACGACAGGAGACTGAGTGTATTGCAACAGAGAGCAAGAACAATGAGCGAGTTTTCCGATTCCTTATTTGAATCCGCTGACTTTCATAAACGGGCGGGCGAAGCTCAGATA